TCATATTGGCATTACAGAAGGTAATTCTGGTTAATTACTCCCAGTGGGCAAGGCTTTCGCTCAGGCTCCATCTTCTGTGTGCTAGGGGAGAGAGTTGCACTCTCACGTCTTTCGACAAACGCTTTTGAGGCGTTCGTGTCTGCTATTTCACCACTCTAGCTAAGTGCCTGGGAGAGGACTCGAACCTCTACGCTTATTCAGCATCCGCTTTTAAGACGGAGATGTCTGCCATTTCATCACTCAGGCTTTTACTTCTTTTTCTTTTTAGGCTTTTTCTTTTCCCGCCCACCAATATTTTTATTTCCCATAGTCTTTTCAGCAGTTTACGTTACTGCCAAACGCAGGTGCAAAGTAGTTCTGTACACATAGAGTTTTCACAATCTATTAAAAACTGCTTTGCCTTGGCTCTGGGAGCAGGGATCGGACCTGCGACCATCTTCTTAACAGGAAGCCGCTACTACCGCTGAGCTATCCCAGAATAAGCGGAAGAGAGAGGATTCGAACCTCTGTGTCCGAGGACAATCGGTTTAGTAAACCGTTGCACTAGGCCGACTATGCGACTCTTCCTGGTCGGAAATGGAGGACTTGAACCTCCAACCTCACGGTCCCAAACCGCGCGCTCTACCAATTGAGCCAATTTCCGTTATTAACATAGAGTTATCACTTTTTAAAACACTTGTCAAGAATCAAAAGTTTCCGTAATCTACCTGGAAGCATTTTAATCCCAATGTCTTTCTCCACATCCTAACCACCTTATTCCTATCATCAAAAACTAATTCAACTTTGAAATATGGTTCAATATGTTTTTTATACATTTCTTTTTTAACTATAACATCTGAACGATGATCTCCTTTTTCTCTCATAAGCAAAAGATTTGGATAAAGTCCATTTTCATGCATCCATTCTCTAGTATCTTTCTCACAATTATCAATATTTTCTCTTCCTGAAACGATAATTAAAATATGTTCGTAATCCATATTATCTCTTAAAGATTCTAAGATTCTGATGAGAATCTTATTTGGCTTGTCCAATTTGACTTTACTATAGTCAAATGGTCCACGGTTTCCTCTGATTGCTAGGGTTCCGTCAATATCACAAATTATTGCTTTATCTTTCTTCATTCCAAAATTCTTTTCTAACTTTTAATAAAAATTCGTTAACTGGTTCCATGTTTGTTTCCTTATTTGGATTAGCGTTGAAAGCTTTGATTGTCTTTGTTTCCCATTCCCAGCAAGCTTCAATTACTTCTCCATGTGTATAATCTCCTGCTTTAAATCTTTTGCACTGTTCGTAAATTGGACTTCCAGTAATATCTAAATCAAATTTACCGGTGCTTAATAATTGCCAAGCTTCATATAAGACTCTTAAATAAGCTGTTGCGTATTTTGGTGCTCTCTTGTCTTTATTGTCAAAAAATTTCTTTCTCTGGTTTACTCCGTATCCGATAAACGCATTTTTAACGTCGTTACTATTCCAGACATATGGAAATAAATTCCTTAAATCTTCTCCTAAAGTAAAAATATTATCTTCGTAATAAATACTTGCATCACCTTTTTCATCTTTTGGTATATCTGTTCTTGGAGCAACAAAAACTTCCAGAACAGTCGGGTTGCATTTTGTTGCCATCATTAAAAACTTTCCTATTTCCCAAGCTGTATCATCTTCATTTCCTTCTATCCATCTGGTCTCATTTGTGTGTCCCCCGATTTTTAAAATTTCATTTGTAGGAACTACAAAAACTCCCCTGTAATCGCGATCACTGTTAGGTCCAGCCAACCCATGCGCGTGGCTTCCTACCAACACTTTTAATATATCTATCATAGAACTTGACAATACCTTTTTTTGGTAATATTATTTCTTTAGCCCAAGTTTTCTTGGACTCACAGCTCCTGATGAAGGAGCTGTTTTAAATTTAGTATATTGTATCATGTTGTACAATATTGTCAATTAGGGATCTGTTGACAAATAGTGTATGATAGTAGATAATATTACATATGAAGCTCCCAGACTTTATCAGGAAAAAGCCGAAAGAACAATCCGAAACCCCTAGTCATAAGCATGATTGGGAATTAATCGCCAAAACTTTTATCGAACCAAAACCCATTAACATCCCAAATTCTTTGGAACTTACCCAGCTTTCTATGACTGGGATGACTACGTTTTTATTTCAATGTACGGATTGTAAGGAATTTAAAAAGGAAGAAACCCAGGGACTCGAAACAACTTCTTTGGATAATATGATTGATAAAGTAGATATCAGCGGACCAGAATATATTCTTAAAGATGGCAAGACTTATATTATAATGCGTTATCAAAAGCAAGAGACTTTGCCAGTTAGATAACATGAAACATGACAGATACATTAGATCAGATTTTAGATCAGAACGCCAAAAAAATTGAAGAGATTGGTATTCCTAAACCAATTGTGCACCCCGATTCTAAAATTCTTCCTGAAGTAAAAACTTATATTCAAAGAACTGTAGCTGTTATTAATCCAATTCCTTATAAATCAAAACTTCTTGAGGCTAAAAAAGAATATTTGACTGATATGGATTCTAAACCAGTTTCTTTGGCTAAGAAATATGGAATTGATCCTTTAAAACTGCAGCAAATTATGAAAGAAGAGAATTGGGATAAACAAAGATTATCTTTGTATATTCGTGCTGACGAAAAGGCCAGACAGATTATGGAATCCACTTTGGCTGAGGTAAAATCGCGTCATATTCTTATAGGTAATATGCTTCAGAAGCTTGGGCAAAAATCTATTAGGAAAGCCAAGCCGATTCTTAATCCCCGTGATTCGTTGGAGTATATTACCGAGGGGGTTCGTATTGAAAGGGAAGCTTATGGTATGGATCGCCAGTCACCGAAAATAGTTAATATTATTGCTCAACAGCAAAAGGTTATTCAAAAATACAAAGATGGACCAAAAACCAAAAAAGACGAATCGTGAAAGACAAAAGGACTTGTGGGATAAAGGAATTCATCCACTGCAGCTCCATAAAGAGCGTCAGTTGGTTGGTATTCCTACTGAACTACATGGTGTTGTGCCTATTCCCGCAGGAATTGTAGAACCAAAAGTTGATCCTGTTTATACTCCAGTAGATAAAAGAAAATTCATTGAAGAGCAGTTTTTAATTCGTGCTAAAGAAGAACAAGGACAGATGGGTTATGTTATTCCCTTTAAGTTAAATAAGGTTCAGAATAAGTATTATGACGCTCTTGTTCAGGATTATCCGTATTTTGAGGGACTTAGAGAGATTATTCTTAAAGCAAGACAGCAAGGGTTTTCTTCTTTCATCTTAGCTCTTTTTGCTGTTGATTTTATTACCCGTCCAAATTCAGTCTCGGTTTGTATTTCTTACCGTTCTGACGAAACTAAAAGGTTATTCCGAAGAGTTCATTTTTATATTGAATCTTATTGTGAGAAGAATGGGTTTGATATTCATGATTATCTTGCAGTTGATACTAAAAATGAACTTGAAAATGCTACGAATGGTTCTTATTTTTACATTGGGACAGCAGGGGCTAAAGTTGGAGGTCGTGGAGCTACAGTTACAAATCTTCATTTTTCAGAAGCTGCATTTTTTGAGGATACCGAGAAGATAACTGCAAAAGAAATTATTGAAGCTACTTCTCAGCAGGTACCGCAGGAGCATGGTATGATCTTTATTGAATCTACAGGGTCTACTTATGGAACTTATTACCAGGGTGAGTGGGAACGTGCAAAGAATAATGAATCTAATTTCAGGCCAAGATTTTTTTCTTGGCAAGAGTTTTATTCTAAAGATTGGATTGAAAAAAAGAAAAGAGATTTTTCTTCTCCTGAAGAATTTAAGTCTCATTATCCAGCTGATGAAGCTGAAGCATTTCTTTTTTCTGGGAGACCCTTTTTTGATAGAACAGTACTCGAAGAATTAAGGGGTAAGTTGAAAGACCCAATAGAGCAGGGTAGATTATCCGCCGACGGATTATTTATTTAAAATTTGGGCTGAAGAAGACATTATGTTTGTAACTAAAATGGAGTGGTATCGAGAATACCGACCACTTGTTCCAGATGAACATATTTGTATTTTTGCAGATCCAGCCGAAGGTAATGATTATTGTGCTGCCGCAGGATTTTCTAAAAAACATCAAGATATTCCTCTTGTTTTTAATGCTAAAATGGAGTCATCACAATTTGGTTATGAATTACATAGGATGGCTAGAAGAATAGAATCTACTACTCATATCTGGCCGACAATTGGAGTTGAGCGGAATACTGGACAGGCAACAATTTACGTTTTAACGCAGTTAAATTATCCTGAACTTTTTAGGATGAGAATATTTGATGCAGCAGGATTTCGTGAATCTGATAAAATAGGTTGGTTGATGACGGAAGCAACAAGAAAAAAAATGTTGGATGATTATGCTCTTGCTCTTCGGCAAAAAGTTATTACATTGTATGATAGAGAAATGTATGATCAGATGAGGGCTTTCATTATCAGTAAGAAAGGGAAGCCTCAGGCAGAATCAAATAAAAATGATGATTTAGTGATTGCAGGAGCAGGTTCATATCAGTTGAATATGTTGGTTCCTACACGTGAGAATGAAGATGTTGATGATACGGAATTTAAAAAAGAGCAGGAAAAATGGCGGTTTCGATGATTTTTTGAATCCTGGCAGGACTTCTGGTTGGTTTTTTGTTAAGGTGCTACTTCTCATTTAACCTCCTTCCTGCCAGGGTTTAAGGAATTATGAAACATAAACCAGATCCACCAAATTATCCAGAAACAATTAGGCAAAATGAGCAATTATTTTATACGCTTCTTCGGCAGTTTCGTCCTGATCTTTTTGTTTTAACCGAAATGTTAGATACTAACAAAATGAATATTTATGTTGTTTTTAAAATACTCAGACAGTTGTTGACTATTGCAAATGGTAGTAGGTGGGGTCGTGTTATTGTAAACATCTCCGACAATAAAATTACTTATGTTGAAGGAGTTGATACAGATAAAGTTGATGAGAATCTTTTTAACAAGACTTGACAATAAGTGATAGTTTAGTATATCTTTAATACAAATAAGTTTCTTGAGCGGATAAACGCTAAGTAACTGACATATATAAAAGTCCCTTTTAAAAAGGGCTGCAATTATGTCAGTTTTTTTATGGCTGACAAAACTAAATCGGAACAAAATTTTAAAGAGCTGGATAGACATTATACGTTAGGCTTCGATGAAACTGATAAGAGAAGGACGGGTAAAGGTCGGATCGGCTCTATTTCTTTTGATGAAGCTGATGAATTGTTCAGAAGTTGGCTTTCAGAGAAAGACTGGCCTTACGATGCTCTTCTCTTTGATCCCCGTATTTTCACTTTCATCTTTGAAAAGACTTCCAGATTAATTGGTTCGCGACTTCGTGGAGAACTTGTCCCGCGTGAGGGTGGAGATGTGCTTGGTGCTAAAATTAACAATGCAATTTTAAACTATCAGTGGGACGTCGCTAATCATGGCGGCTCTATGCTTTCAAAGTGGGCACTGATGGATATCAACACAAGAAAATATGGAGCCGCTTTTGGTTTATGTAAGTGGAGATATGAAGAGGATAAAAAAGGAACACCTGTTTTTGATGGAAATGAAATGTATGTTTTAAATAATAGGGATTGTGCCCAAGACCTTTCTGGCAATTCTGTAGAGAATTTGAATTGGTTTCTGCATAGAAGCTTTGTAACTCTTCATGAAATGCAGAGGGTGAATGATTCAGCTAGGGGAAAACCTGTTTATCAGAATCTTGATAAGCTTTTTTACAAAGTAGAAGAGGAGGAGAATACAAAAGGTGGAGATACAAGAGACGTCAATTGGATTTCGCGTAATAGAACTATTTCTGGACTTACTCAGTCCCCCTATGGGAATGATCCAGTGTTTAAGCACGTTGAAATTGTGACAGAATATAGAAGAGATGAATGGTTGACTTTTGCCCCTAAATATGGAGTAACCCTTAGAGTAATAGATAATCCCGCCAAGAATTTTGAACTTCCGATCACAATGCTTCGTTATTATCCGATTGATGATGATCTTTACGGACTTTCAGAAATTGAGCCAGTCAAAGGATTGCAAAAAGGTATAAATGCTTTATTCTGTCAGTATGTTGATGAAATAAACCAGAAACTTTATTCTCCAATAGCTATCGGTCCAGGAGTAAGGCAGCATACTCTTCAATGGGGAAAGGGATCAAAATGGTTGATGAATAATCCAATGACTGATTTTAGATTAGTTGAGTCTCAGTCAAACGCTGCAGCTTTTTTCAATAATACTTATTCAGCTTTGGTTGCTGCTATGATGAGCGCTTTAGGAGAATCATCTCTTGGGGTTTCAAATATTGATAGATTTCAAAATGATAAAACAGCTACTGAAGTTAAACAATTAACTCTTCAGAGAAATGCCAGAGATAATTTTAACCAGATGTTTTTATCCGAAGCAATTGAAAGACAGATGATGCTTTGGCATTCTATGAATCAGAAAATGATTTTTGCTGATAAGTCAAAGAGGGATTATATTTTAAGAATTGTTGGAGAGGATGCTTTAAGATATTTTCAGGAAGTTGGTCTTGATAAATTTGGAGTATCAGAAGGAATGGCTAAAGAATTAGGTGGAAAATCAAATGCTGATCCAGAATTAGCTAGAACCCCAGTATTTCCAATAGATACAACTGTAAAAGGAGGGCCCATGAGTGTTGTTCCGAAGTTAGAAATGGAAAGAAATGGAAGGTCTGGAATTCTCCATGTTGAGCCTCATGATTTGATGGGTCAATATGATTTTGTTGCAGATGTTCGTTCAATGGCTGTAAATGCTTCTGAAGAAGCAAAAACTGCAAGGGATAAAGCAGTAACGGCTCTTCTTACTAATCCAAATGTTTTAGTAATGCTTCAACAAGAGGGTGTAAAGCCAAAGTTCAAGGACTTGTTTGTGTCATGGCTTGAGGATTATGGATTTAAGGATGCTAAAAGATTTTTTGAATCGGCACCACAAACATCTGGACAATCACAGCCAGGACAGTCTCCTCCAACGGCTTCTTCGCTTCCTGGGGCAGGACCAGGTAGACCTCCAAATCTTAATATGCCTCCATTGTCTTCTGTAATTCAACCTCAAGCTGGTCCAAATGCTCCTCCAGAAGTCCCAATAAATACTGCTACGATAAATCCAGGAGAGTTGGCTCATTTGACAAATCCACAGGTTATAAAAGAAGGAGGAGCTGTTGGGATAAATCCACGACCAATAATATAATATGGATACAATAGAAGAAAAAAAAGGGAGAGAGTTAACCAGGGATGAGCAAGAAGAGATGAGAATAGGTTTTGATTTGGAAGATATGACTCAAAGTTTGGGATGGAAAACCTTTTTGGGTTGGTTAGAACAGAGAGCCTATCATAGTTGG